AAAAAAGGGCATAAGACCAATAAAGTAACTTTCTTTGATAGTATGAAAATTCTTAATTTTAGTGTGGCACAAATTGCTGAGGACTTTGGAACAGGACTTAAAAAATTAGAAATGGAAAGTGAATTTGATGAGAACGGTGATTTAATAAATGATGGGTACAGTAAAATTAGAGAAATTGGTCATGAGTTAACAACCGATGAAATAATGTATTTAAGAAATGATGTAGAAATAATGGCAAGAGCATTGAATACAATGTTTGAACTTGGAATGAATAAAATGACAATCGGTTCGGATGCACTTCATGAGTACAAGAATACAATAGATAGTAAGTTATATAAAAGACTATTTCCTCAGTTACCATTGGATATAGATAAAGTAATTAGAAAAAGTTATAAGGGTGGATTCACGTATCTAAATGAGAAATATAAAGGTAAAGTTATTAACGGTGGTTTAGTATTTGATGTAAATTCATTATATCCATCTGTTATGTATAACGATTCTATGCCCTATGGTGACCCTCTATATTTTGATGGGCAATATTTATATGATAAGGTTTATCCTTTATATGTACAAATTCTCACATGCCAATTTAAACTCAAAAAAGACCATATCCCTATGATTCAGATTAAAAAATCTATATACAGATATAGCGACACAGAGTATTTAAAGGATAGTGGAGACTATTCTCCTGTTCTTACTCTTACAAGCGTTGATTTAGAGTTATTCTTAGACCATTATGATGTATTCAATTTAGAGTATATAAGTGGGTATAAATTTAAATCAAGTACAACAATGTTTAAAAAATATATAGATAAATGGATAACTGAAAAAATAGAAAATAAAAAAGCTAAAAATAAAGGGAAAACACAAGTAGCAAAATTGATGTTAAATAGTTTATATGGTAAATTTGCAGTATCACCTACAGTAACATCAAAATATCCAGTTTATGATAATGAAAAAGATTATATTAGATTCGTGTTAGGTGAAGAAGAAAGTAGAAAAGCCTTATATATCCCAGTTGGGGCATTTATAACTGCGTGGGCAAGGAACAAGACTATCAGGTCGGCACAAAAAGTATATCATAGGTTTATATATGCAGACACAGATTCTTTGCATTTAGAAGGCTATGATATTCCTGAGGGACTAGATGTTGATGAGTTAAAGCTTGGTGCATGGGACAATGAGTTGATATTTTCTAAAGGGAAATATCTTAGGGCTAAAACATATATGGAATTTGGGAAAAAACCCAAATCAAATGAGGAAGAAAAGTGGAAAATAACTTGTGCAGGTATGCCCTCAAAATGTCATGAGTTTGTTGAACTAGAAAACTTCGATATTGGTGCAGAATATGAAGGAAAATTACAAAAGAAACGTGTACCTGGTGGAACAATATTAGTTGAGAAAGAATTTACTATTAGAGAGTAAATTTTTTACCTTTATTTCATACACGTGATTGACAAATTCATGCACGTGTACTATAATATAGGAGAGGTACAAGTTGTAAATATTTTGTACTATCGAAACTATTCGACTGTGATGAACAGATGTTTCGAAGAATTGGTGCGAAAACTTGCAAATATACATTTGAATACCTCATTTTATTTATTATAACATCTCACATATAAAAACCTAACAGTTTAGTGAGATGTTGTAATAGAACTAAATGAGATATCGGAAAGGAGAAAACTATAATGTCTATGTTCTATGACGGTAACGAAACATTAACACATAACGCTCTATTTAATTTTATAGTAGGTAATAGAGGAGCAGGAAAAACATATTGGAGTACAGGTTGGGCTATAAAAGACTTCTTAAAAACAGGGAAGCAATTCGTCTATGTACGAAGATATGATACAGAGTTTGAAAATGGTAAGAAAGAGCAGTTTTTCGATGCTATTAAAGAACAATTTCCTGATAATGAATTAAAAGTAAAAGGATATAAAGCTTATATAGATGGAGAAATATGTGGTCACTTTTTAGCACTTTCAAAAGCTAAAATTGAGAAATCAACATCGTTCCCAAATGTAAATAAAATTATATTTGATGAATTTGTGTTAGATAAAGGAAACTACTATTATTTACCTGATGAAGTAACTAATTTCTTAGATTTATATGAAACAGTTGCTAGAGCAAGACAAGATGTAAGAGTTTTCTTTTTATCAAATGCTATAACAGTTACTAACCCATATTTTTTATTTTTCAATATACTACTAAACGGGCAAAAAAGATTTAATAAATTTAAAAACGGTGACATACTGGTCGAAATGGTACAAAATGAGGATTTTATTAAAATGAAGAAACAGACACGTTTCGGTAAATTAATTTCAGGTACTTCATACAGCCAGTATGCCATTGATAATAAATTCCTAAGAGACAACAATGATTTCTTAGGAAAGAAAACAGGAAAGTCAAGACACTATTTCACTTTAAAATATAACGGTAATGATTATGGTATATGGAAAGATTCAAGCGTGGGCAGATATTTTGTTAGTAAAGATTTAGACCCATCATGTAAAATGGTTTACTCCATTACACTTGATGACCATACACCTAACACAATGTTACTAAAAGGGGGTAAGAGTTTAATATTAAAAGGTTTTATTGACAATTACAAACTTGGAAATGTTTATTTTGAAAGTATGAACTTAAAAAACATTACTTATGAAATTATTAGATTATCATTAATTTAAGGAGGGTTAAACAATGACTAGAGAAGAACATGAAGCGTTAGTATTAAATATCCTAGCTAATTTATCAGACCAAGGACAAGTAAGCGAAATGCTTAATACACTTAGGGAAGACTACTCACAACAATTAACAACAGTTGATACTTTGACAAATGAAAAAACTACTTTAACAACACATAATGAAAGTTTAAAAAATGTAAATAATAAAATCATGCTTCAACTTGGTGACTTTTCAAGCACCCTAAAGGATAAAAAAGTTGAAGATAAAATCGAAGAAAAGGTTGAAGAACCAATGAAATTTGAAGATTTATTAAATAGTGAAGGAGAAATGTTATAATGCCAAATATGATTAGTGTTTTAAATACAATTAGAAGTAATGCTTCTAAAAATTATCAAGATACAGTTCCAGTTGCAACCCAATCAAATTTTTTACTAGTAGGAAATGCTATTCTTTCTTATACACCAAACATGAATGAATTTGCAGATTCTTTAGTTAACAGAGTTGCACTTACAGTTGTACAAGCTAAAAACTTTAAAAACCCATTAAGCGTGCTTAAAAAGGGAGGTATCCCATATGGTCAAGATATTCAGGAAATTTATACAAATCCTGCTATTGGCGGAACTTATGATGGTTCAAGTACTCAATTATTATCAGTTTTTAAAAGTGATAATAAAGTCGCTTATTATAGATTAAATAGAAAGGGTAAATTTGTAGTAACTATTGCACCTTCTGACTTACAAAGGGCATTCACATCGTTAACAGATTTAGACCAATTCACACAAGGCATAATTAACTCTATGACTAACGGTGATGAAATAGAACAATTTGAACTTACTAAAGAACTTATCGCAAACGCATATGAAAATAATATGCTTACAATAAATAATATTTATGACGCAAAAACAGAATCATCATTAACGGACGCAGATATATCAAAAAGATTAGTCAAAGCAATTCAAACATATTCAGAAAATATTGTTTTCCCATCAACTCAATACAACCAATTTGCAACTAAAAAAGGTGGAGGAGCAACACCGGTTAAAACATGGACACCTAAAAAAGACCAAATTTTAATACTTTCTTCTACTGCAAAAGTTAATATGAATGTTGAATTATTGGCTTCTGCTTTTAACAAGTCTATGTTAGAACTTGACGCAATGACGCTTACAATAGATTCATTTGTAGGAGAACCAATATTTGCGATTCTTTGTGATAAATCATGTTTCCAAATTTATGAGAACTTGCTTAGAACTGATAGTTTTTATAATGGTGATACAATGATGACAAATTATTATTTACACCATTGGCAAACATATGGTTTTAGTTTATTGGCTAACTCGATTGCATTCACTTATACACCTGCTACAGTAGATTTAGCAACAGGTTCACTAGGGGTTGCAGGCGATGGTAAAATAACAGGATTAACAGTTACAACTCAATATGATGTATCAGTAGATAATAAACCATCAACAGTATTAACATCTAGTGCAAGTGGTGAATTAACTGGACTTGATAACTCAAATACTTACTATGTAAAACTTCATGTTTAGTGGGAAATCTTAAATGATTTCCCCTCCTCGTGGTACAGTTTATCTAGTAGATACACCACTTTCGAACGATAACGAACACCAAATAAAATTTTCAAATACTACAGAGCAACAATCGTATTTTAATAGTCTGCCAAACGGTATAGTTAGAGATTATAACTATATTAGACATGAGAACACAATGGAGATAACAGTTAACTATTATGACGCTATAAAGTACAACTATTTAATATATCAAAACACAATAGTTAATGGTAAATGGTTTTATTACTTTATAGAAAGCTTTGAATTTGTTAATGACAATGTTACAAGATTAATATTAAAAATAGATGTGTGGCAAACTTGGCAATTTGAATTGGACTTTCAAAAATCTTTTATAGAAAGAAGAACTCATTCATTAGATGGGATGAATACTCTTGCAGACACACCTTCACCGGGTGAGTTAATAGAATATAAGTCAACTTCAACTAATTTTAACGGTGCTTATTTTGTATTTTGCAATTCAGATGTAACTAAAATAGAAAATAGCACATCGAGTGCATATTCATTTAAAATTGGTGGTTTTTCAATACCATCACTTGTACTGATGTATAAGCAAAACCAAGCAAATGTAATGAGTGCAGATTTACAAGTGTTAGCTAATAATGGTGTAGGAGATAGAATAAATAGTGTTGTTTATGTGCCATCGCTTGGAAACCTAGAAGCCTTTGTCGTAAACAATATAACTTCTGCAATAACTGGACAAACACTACCAATATGTACAGGAACAAATTACCCTGAAGAAGTGGTAAAACAAACAATAACCTTTGATTACTCAAATGTAAACTTAGGACTTTCAAAATGTTTATCTTCACCGTATACAAAAATAGTTGTTCAAGACATGTCAACAGGCCAAACTATAGAATTAGAGCCTAACAGGTTTCCAAGTAAAATCGTAGAGTTTGAAATACAATCAAGTATATCAGAGACACCGTTTTATAGAGTGATACCTAAAAATTATAGAGGACAGACATATAGCTACTCAAATGCTTTAGTAGTTAAGTGCAATACATCTTTACCCGTTGCAAATAACACATACGCTAAATATTTAATGAATAATCAGGATATGAATAATTTAAAAATGGTAGGTTCAGGGGTTGGAATAGTTGGAAGTGCTATAGGAGGTTCTCCAATGGGTGCGATAACAGGATTTGAAAGTATTACAAACGTAATGCTACAAGAACAACAAGCACAAAGGCAACCAAATCAATTATCCTCAATTCAGGATGGTGCTATGGATAGAATACAATTCCAAAATGGTATAAAAATAATGCTTATGACCATGGACACAGACCATCTAAAAACTGCAAATGATTATTGGAAAATGTTTGGTTATCCTGTAAGAAGCTTAGAATACCCTGACATATACTCAACATTAGATTATCAATTTATTAAAACTCAAAACGCAAATATTGATGGAAGCTTACCACAAAAG